CACTGGCCGCGCGTCCGGGCAGCACCTGGCCCACCATGTCAGGCGTGATGCGCCGCTCAGGACGACCAGGCGAATAGGCAGCGGCGATGCGCCACTCGCCCGCGTAGCCATAGCGGTGGCCGCCGAGCTTCTCCAAGAGCCGGTTGCGCAATTCGGCGCGTTCCTTCTCTAGTGCCGAAAGCTGCGCCGTCACTGCGGCATATCGCTCCGCCAGCACCGGCGCCTCGTTGTCGCCCGCGAGGTCCGCAGGCTCGTCATCCGCGCCGTTGCACATGTCCACCAGCGCGCGATAGGTGGCGTCGGAGCCATCCGGCGCCGGAGGCTTGTCCTCATCAATCGAGCGCCAGAACTCCGCCACCCGACGCTTCATCTCGGCGTGCAGCGCAGGCCGCGCAGCGTAGCGGTAGACGCGCAGATCGTTGCCGCCCACCAGCGCCGCCACAGCTCCCCAGCGGTAGCCGACGGCGTAGAGCTGCGCTTGTAGCTGCAGCAGCACGTGCAGCGGCGGCTCGTCCTTCCAACCGCGCCGATGGACCAACCAGTCCACGTTCTTCAATTCGAGGACGCCAGGTCCTTCGGCGTGCTCGCCGAGCTCCGCGCGATCCGCCTCCGTCGCCTCCGCAATGCGCCGATCGAGCGTGGCGGCAAGCCCGCCCACTGACGCATAGACGCCAGGCAGCAGCGTCCATCGCTCGCGCTCCGCCGCCGCGGCGGCGATCGCCTCTTCGAGACGCAGACCCCAAGCCGCGCGCTCATGGCTGACCTCAGGCGGTTCCATCCGGCCCGCCTTGACCATCCATAGCGCATACACGCCCATGGCGTAGGACGGCTGCGCGCTGAACAGCGCCGCCACCTCCGACGCGCCGACGTAGCGGCGGCGCAGCCGCAGCCACTCGCCCCGATCCTCCGGGATTGGGCGGATGGTCCGCTCGGGCGCCATCATTCTGCGTCGCCTGTAATGCGCGCCAGAAAGCGCTTGGCAACCAGCGCGACCGGCTCGGGATGGATGGGGGCTTCGGCTGGCAGCGCCTTCACGCGCTCCCGCGCTGCGTGCTCAATCAGGCCGAGCACGCCCAGTTCATACACGGCGCGACGGCGCAGGTCCATCGGGACATCGTTTGCCCTGCGGACCGCCGCATTGATGGCACGGGACGCGCGCTTGGCGGAGCGCGCGATATGCGTGCGGGCCGCCGGGGCAACGACGGTGACAGCCCCTTCCGCGTCGAGACGCTTATAGCCGACATTGTAGACGTTTGCGAATACGGCGCCGGCCTCCCTTTCGACGACGCGGAGCGCGGTGGCGATGATGTGCCTATGCCTGCGGATATCGCGGCCGATAGCGTCGGACATCGCGTCAAAGCGGACGGTCTCGCCGATCGGGCACGCCAGAAGAAGATCAGCGATAGTGCGGGTGTCGGCGGAAAGTTCGGTGATCAGCATAGTGGTCTCCTTTGCACTAACGTTGCGTTGCGAGGAAGGGCGTCGCGTTGCGACGCGGGGCGAGGCGGTGCGGTGCGCGGCGATGCGCGGCGGCGCGTCGCGGCGCGGGGCGTTGCGCGGCGAAGAGCGGCGGTGCGAAGCACAGCGGTGCGGAGCGCAGTGGTGCCGCTGGCACCCCGGACCGTCTGGGTGCGCAGGCGGTCGGGGGTGCCAGCCCATCGCGGGGCTGGCCGTTGCGTTGCGAGGCGGGGCGCGGCGCTGCGCAGCGTCGCGCCGCGGTGCGTTGCGGTGCGTCGCGGGGCGAGGCGCGGCGCATCAAGCCACCAGCGACCGGTTGTCGGTCCACACCAGCGACTTGATGGTGAAGCGGCCGTTCGTGCCGCCCTTCTCGGGACGGAAACGGCCAATGCCGATGAACATCCCAGCAATTTGCACCATCTCGCGGAACACGTCCTCCGTGATGATCGGATCGAGGATGAACACGTCAAACGTCGTCTCCCAGTCGGGAATGATCGGGAAACGACGCGGCACGCGCTTGCCGCTTCCGCGCACACCGTCCGCGTTCGCGCTGATGGTGACGCATTGGACCTCATCTGGGTCCACGTTCAACGCCGGGTCTTCCGGCAGCATAAGGCCGGCCGTGAACTTCGCGGTCCAGGTGGCCTTGCCCTGGCCGGGAATCTGCCGCTTGGAATACTTCGCGGCGGCCGCGATCGCCTGGTGCAATCCGTGCGCCGGGATCACCACTACCTTGCGACCGTTGCGTTCGGCGATGTTCATCTTCGCGCGCCAGGTGCGCGCGTCATAGGCGTCGCGGCTTTCGCCTTCGAGCATCGGCTCGTCATGCTGCCGCGACTGCGAATAGGGCGACAGGCTGCGAAGCGTCAGACGAGCTTGGGTGAACTTCATGGTCTATCTCCTAGCGTTGCTTGAACGTTGCGGTGCGTGGCGATGCGATGCGGGGCGGGGCGGTGCGAAGCGCCGCGCTGCGCCGCGTAGCGGTGCGCAGCGCCGCGAAGCGCGGCGAAGCGAGGCGTCGCGCGGCGGCGCGATGCGTCGCGCAGCGCGGTGGTGCCGATGGCACCCCGAACCGTCCGGCGCCCGGGCGGTTGGGGGTGCCGGTCCCAATAGGGACCGGCCGTTGCGTTGCGAGGCGGGGCGCGGCGCTGCGCAGCGGCGCGCCGCGCGGCGCCGCGGAGCGACGCGTAGCGGCGCGGCGTTGCGCTGCGTTGCGGTGCGGTGCGGCGCAAAGGGGGAAAGAGGGGCCATCATTCGGCGCCTCCGTCGGCTTGCCGAGGCATAGCGATGGCGGGCAGCACGGCGCCGAGCAGCCGCTCTTCGCGGCACCCGACCCGCCGCCCGCGCTCAGTGCGGTAGGTGCGGTAGGCGGCGATGATCTCCCGCCGCCACGGCTGCAGGGCCTGGCGCAGCGCCGCCAAGACCTGCTCGAGCTCGGCCGCGTCCTCTTCTGTGGCCTCCTCAGGACGCATCGCGTCCCAGTAGGTGGTGGCGAGCGCGTCGCAGAGCGTTTCGAGCTCTGCAGCAGCGCAGCGCCAACTTTCGGATGCGTCCTGCATCGCCCTCCCTCTTGCCCGCCAGCAAAACCGCATGGCCGGCCTATTGTGCAGGCCCCGCACAGGCCCGTCAAGGCGAAAGTTGCGTCCGATGCACATTCCCTTGACGCGGCGCGTGCAGGTGCCGCACAGTCCCCGCTATGAGCCTAGCCGAGTATCTCCGGACCCACAGGGGCGCGGCATCTCGTATCGCGCGCGACCTCCGCGTGCGCCATTCCACGGTGCTGCGATGGGCACAACGGCGCGTCCCAGCCGAACGGCTGCACGCAGTCTCGCGCGCCACGGGGATCCCGCCGGCGGCGCTTCGGCCTGACCTCGCAGCCGCTTTTGACGCCACCACGACGATGCAGCAGGACGCGCAACCCGAAGGCGACCAAACGTGAACGCCGATCGAAACGTCCTCGCGCTCGACCTCGGCACCGTCACGGGGTGGGCGCTGCGCAGCCAGAACGGCGGCATCACCTCCGGCACCATGACCTTCCGCCCGTCGCGCTTCGAGGGCGGCGGCATGCGCTACCTTCGCTTCCGCTCATGGCTCGGCGACATGCAACGGCTTTCCGGCGGCCTGCAGCGCATCGTCTTCGAGGAAGTCCGCCGCCACGCGGGCACCGACGCCGCACACATTTACGGCGGCTTCCTCGCACACCTCTCCGCCTGGTGCGAAGAACGCAGCATCCCCTACGAAGGCATCCCCGTCGGCACGATCAAGCGCTTCGCCACCGGCAAAGGCAACGCACCAAAGGACGCCATGATCGCCGCCATCCGAGCCCGCGGCTTCACACCCACCGACGACAACGAAGCAGACGCCATCGCCATCGTGCTCTGGGCCACAGAGCAGGTCGAATCAGCATGACCGCGCGCGCCAAAGACCGCCCGCAAATCGACTGGATCCTAGTCGAGGAAATCGCACGCCCATACCTCCCGCGCGTCCTCGGCCTCGCAGGCTTCACACGACGCACAGCCGTCATCAGCCGCTACGCCGCAAAAACCCTCTACCCACAAGCCAACTGGCCCGAAACACCACACGCACGCCACCTCCTCCGCATCCACCGCGAGCGACTCAAAGCCGCAACACCAAAGACGCGGCCCGCAATCGAAAGCGAGATCGAACGCATCCGCACGGAAGCCACCTACGACCTCGCAGAGTGGCTCGACAACCCCGTCTGGGTCATGCTCCGCGACGATCCACCACTACCCGAAGTGACCGTGGAATTCGACCCAGCATCCTTCGCCTGGGCATCACGCAGCGGCGGCGCCCAAGGCAACTCCATCGTCTCCCTGGTCTCCTGGATGCTCAGCATCCGACCAGGACAAGCCGCCTATCGCATCGTGCGCGCCTGCGGAAGAGAGGAGGTCCCCCTTGTCACTCGCTGACCTCGACGAAGACGACAGCTTCAACCGCGCGCTCCAAGAAGCGCGGCAGCAGTTCGGACCACTGGCAGCCGCACGCATGACCGCGCCACCACAACCGCCAACCGTCCTCCCACTCCACGCCCCCATCGTGGACGACGAAACCGCCATCCCACCACGCCGGTGGATCGGCGGCTACGGCGCACTCCCGCGCGGCCGACTGGTCATGCTCTCCGGACCACCAGGCATCAGCAAAACCACCCTCGTCATCGCCATATCCATCGCCCTCGCCTCCGGCCAAGCCTGGGGCGGCATCATCGAAGAAGACACACCACGCCGCGTCCTCCTCGTCGTGATCGAAGACGACATCGACGAAATCCGACGCCGCGCACACGCCCTCATCCCAATGATCGCCGACCATCCCCGCCTCCGCGCACTGGTCGCGAAGAACTTCCGCGTCGTGGACGCCAGCAGCATCGCACCCCTGCTGGAAGTCACCCGCGACGGCATCTGCACACCAACCCAAGGCTTCCGCGACCTCGAAGCCACCGTCGACGCATTCAAGCCCGACCTGGCCTGGCTCGACCCACTGATCGAGCTGCACACAGGCGACGAAAACAGCAACGCCGCTATGCGCGCCGTTTCGCACTCATTCCGCCGCCTCGCAGCCCAATACGACTGCACCATCGGCATGGTCCACCACGAAACGAAAAGCGGCGAAGGCACGGCCCTCCAACGCCTCCGCGGCGCAGGCGCGCTCGGCGGCGCCATCCGCACACTCTGGTCCCTCCGCCCCATGACCCCAGAAGAAGCCCAGGAGTTCCAGATCGCCGACGACATCAAAGACCTCTACTTCCGCCTGGAAGTCGGGAAGCAGCAATACGCCCGCCGCTCCGGCAACCTCTGGTTCGTCAGCGAAGACGTCGAGTTGGCCAACGGCGACCGCACCCACCGCATCACACCATGGGCACCGCCCAGCGCACACATCACCCCAGAGGCAATGGCCGCCGCCATCACCGCCATCCGCCACGGACGCGGCGGCGCACCACTCTCCACCAGTAACGCCTCCGAAACATGCTACCGGCGCGCCTTCTCAGACGCAGGCATCCCACGCAGCATCCACGCCAAGCTCCTCGATCAACTGATCGCCACCGGAACCGCCCGCTACCGCCCCTGGCGCGACCCAGAAGACAGGAAAGTCCGTCGCCGCCTGTGGGCCGAAGGCTCCACATTTAACGGCTGGGTCGACCCCGAGACGGGCGCGCCATAGACATGCGAAAAACCCCGTTTCTATGGCGCGTTCTATGGCGCGCTATGGCGCAGTGGGGGTGCGCCATAGAAGGGGGGCGCCATAGAATAAATCCTATGGCGCACCCCCCCTTCTACGGCGACACCACCCCCGAGCGCCTATGGCGCGGTAGGACAGCAAGACTGACCAAAATGGACCTCTTCGACCACGCCGCCAAAAAAGCCCGCCACGACGCCCTCGCCATCCTCGACGCATGGCTCGCCGCCACCGCCCCACAAACCGGCTACCTCCGGCCAGGCGATCCAGGCTACTGGCCCCCACCAGTCCGCATCGCCGACGCCCTGCCACCACGCCCAGAACGCATCAACACCTCATCCCGCCCGCACCACAGACCACCACGCCGCACAAAGCGCCCACGCCATGGCCACCCGACGTAAGCCACCGCGAACCGCCCCCATCACGCAGCCCGACCTCGCCAAACCGTCAAAATGGCGGCTGCAGCATGGCGAGTTCGCCGACCCCGTGCGCCTACCCGACCCCGAGACAGGCACCCCTGTCGCCGTCCGCCGCGCGCTGACCCTGCTCGACCGCATGGTGCAAGTCGGAACCATCTCGCCCGCAATGCGACAGGCCGGAGACGACTTCCACCGCTCGTTCCGCCTCGCCGCCCTCGACGCCTTGCGCCCAGCTCCCCTGATCCGCATGCCCAGGGGCACCGGCGACACCATGACCGAGCGCGTGGAAGCGGCACGCCGTCGTGTCGCCGCCGCCATGGCCGCCCTCGGAGGCCAAGACAGCCCTGCCGGATCGTGCATCTGGCACGTGATCGGCTGCGAGACGTCGATCCGAGAGTGGGCGACACGCTACACCTGGAACGGCCGCAGCATGGGCCACAGCCGCGCCCAAGGCGTCCTAGTGTCGGCATTGGGTGTGCTCGCAGCGCACTACGGCCTAGTCCCAAGGCCGAAGAAAAAGGCTTGACTTGGAATCCAACCGACGTATTATCCTGCCACAGTGCCGCAGTGTCGGCGCGGCGGGGCCTTTTTGGGCCGGCCGTATGCGGGGGGCGGAAGCGCCCGACCTTGCTAGCGTCAGGCCCGCAATTGCGTTGCAGGGAGCGCGTTGCGGGGTTGCGGGGGTGGCGATGGACGATCCGGTGAACATGCCGCCGGGCGTGCCGCTTGTGCCGGTCGCCGAGCTTCGGCCAGATCCCGGCAATCCGCGCACCCACGATCCGGCCCAGATCGAGAAGCTCGCCGCCGCCATCCGCGCGGTCGGATGGACGAACCCGATCCTGGCTGACGATACCGGCCGCATCCTGGCCGGTCACGGACGCCTCATGGCCGCGCGGCTGCTTGGGTTGGCGGCTGTCCCCGTCCTGCGGCTGCGCGACCTCACCGACGAGCAGAAGGCGCTGATCCTCATCGGCGACAACCGGCTCGCCGAGGACGCTGGGTGGGACCGCGAGGCCCTGGCCGTGCTGCTGCACGAGCTCGAGGCGAGCGGCGCGGGCCTCGAAGCCACGGGTTTCAGCGACGACGAAATCGATGCGATCCTGCGCGAGGTCGCCGGCCCGCAGGACGCCACCCCGGCCGCCGGGGATGGAGCCGCCGGGGATGGAGCCGCCGGGGATGGAGCCGCCGGGGATGGAGCCGCCGGGGAGCGAACGGTGCACGCCGCTTCTGTCGGCGCCGGCAGCCTCGCGGCGCGCTTCGGCATCCCGCCCTTCTCCGTGCTGAACGCGCGGGAAGGCTGGTGGCAGGAGCGCAAGCGGGCGTGGCTTGCGCTCGGCATCCGCAGCGAGCTTGGCCGTGGAAGCAACCTGCTGAACTTTTCCGAGACGCTGCTCGAACCCGACCCGGCGAAGCGGGCCGCCATGCGGGCCGCCCGGGAGGCCGCGGCGTGAAGAACCTGACCTTCGTCCGCGGTGACCGCGATCCGGATGACCTTGATCCTGTCTCGCGCCAAATCCTCCAAGCCGGGCCGGGCACGTCCGTTTTTGATCCGGTCGTCTGCGAACTCGCCTATCGCTGGTTCTGCCCGCCCGGTGGGACAATCCTTGATCCCTTTGCGGGCGGGTCGGTGCGCGGCGTGGTCGCGTCCAAGCTAGGCCGGCAGTATGTCGGCATCGAGCTTCGCCCCGAGCAGATTGCGGCGAACCGCGCCCAGGCCGACGACCTTTGTGGCGATCCAATGCCGGTCTGGATCGAAGGCGACGCGCGGGACGCGGCGCGCCTGGCCCGTGGCGTCGAGGCGGATTTTGTCTTCTCCTGCCCGCCTTACGCCGACCTCGAAGTCTACAGCGACGATCCGCGCGACCTCTCGAACATGCCTTATGACGAGTTCCGCGCGGGCCTTGCCGAGACGGTGCGGCAGGTCGTGGGGATGTTGAGGCCGCACCGCTTCGCGGCGATGGTCATCGGCGACGTGCGCGGTCCGGACGGCTTCTATCGCGGCCTGCCTTGGCATTTGATCCAAGCCTTCGAGGATGCCGGCGCGCGGCTGCTGAACGAGTTCATCCTCGTGACGCCGGTCGGTTCGCTGCCGATCCGCGCCGGCCGGGCCTTCGCGGCGACGCGGAAGGCGGGGAAAACTCATCAGCAGCTTCTCGTCTTTTGCAACGGCGATCCGGCGGAAGCCGCGCGCGCGGTGGGCGAGGTCGAGTTCGGCGACGTGGCCGTCGCCGTGGCTGAAGGTGCGCCCGAGTAAACTGGCCGTTGGCGCTACTTATCGAGCAGTTGTCCGGCTTACGTGAACAGTCAAGCCGTCGGGCGTCACGGCATAGATCATAACGCGCGGATCGGAGCCCGCCGCTGCGCGGGCGCTGTCCAACGACATGTGCTTCTCGGTGTGGTATTGTCCTCTGCCAAGGAATCGGCAGGTTGTGAAATACGCGGCGCGCGCAATCTGCTGCTGCGCATAGAGGTCAACAGGGTGGAGTTTTTTCCGTGGCATGACGGTGCTTCTGACAAAGGCTTTGTTGCGCCGCTTTATGCGGCTCGCCGCAATCTCGCATTGCGCGGCCAACAAGGCGAGCCGAAAGTAGGTACTGAAACGGAATGTCGGAAATGGTCACTGCGCACAGCGCTGAGCCGTCCGGTCCCGTTTCGATCTCTGCGTTTGCCCGCGCCGTGGGCGTCACGCGCCAAGCCGTGCAAAACGCCATCCGGTCGGGCCGCATCACGCAGCGCGAGGACGGGCTGATCGACTTCGAGCAGGGCATGCGCGATTGGCACGAAGGCCGACGCGCACCGCCCATCACGCGCACTCAGGCGCCGCCGCGAACGCCTGTTGCCACGCCGGCTGCACCAGGGGCTTCGGCGTCTCCGGTGCCCGGCGCCGCGCCGGAGCCGTCCAGCGGGCCGAGCATCGCGCGGCTGCATCAGGCCGAGCTTGCGCTCAAGGTGGAGGAACGGAAGGTTCGTCTCGACGCAGCGAAGGGAAAGCTGATCGACCGCGCGAAGGCGAAGGCGCTCGTCCGGCGGCTCGCTCAGGAAGAACGCGACGCTATCCTTAACTGGCCGGCGCGGTCGGCGCCGGTCCTCGCGTCCGAGCTTGGGGTGGACGCACATCGGCTGCAGTCGCTTCTGGATGAGCATCTTCGTGCTCACTTGGCCGAACGCGCGCAGCAGGACGTCGAGCTATGAGCGGCAGCGCCGAGGACTTCCCCGGGGCTGACGCGATCCTCGACGCTTGGCGGAAAGGCATCCGGCCGGAGCCGCTTTACACCGTCTCGGAATGGGCGGACCGGCATCGCATCCTCGGCAGTCGCAGCTCGGCCGAGCCGGGGCCATGGCGCACGGCGCGCACGCCCTACCTCAAGGAGGTGATGGACGCGTTGTCGCCTTCCCATCCTGCCCGGCGCGTGGTGTTCATGAAGGGCGCGCAGGTCGGCGGCACGGAATGCGGCAACAACTGGATCGGCTATGTGATCCACCACGCGCCGGGGCCGATGCTTGCGGTGCAGCCGACCGTCGAGCTCGCGAAGCGCTTCTCCGATCAGCGCATCGACCCGCTGGTGGAGGACACGCCCGCGATCCGCGAACGGGTGGCGCCGGCGCGCAGCAGGGATTCGGGCAACCGCCAGCTCTCGAAGGAGTTCCCCGGCGGCCATCTGGTGATGACGGGCGCGAACAGCGCCGTCGGGCTGCGCTCCATGTCGGCGCGCTTTCTGTTCCTTGACGAGATCGACGCCTATCCCGGCGACGTCGAGGGCGAAGGCGACCCGATCGCGCTGGCCGAGGCGCGCGCTCGGACCTTCGGCTGGCGGCGCAAGGTCTTTCTGGTCAGCACGCCGACGATTGCCGGCCTGTCACGGATTGAGCGGGAGTATCTGGCGACGGATCAGCGGCGCTACTTCGTGCCCTGTCCGCATTGCGGCCACCGCCAGCACCT